AAAAAAAAAAAAAGGGGGGGGGTGTGTCATTTTTCGTATATATGACAAGAGAGAGAGTAATTACTGAGATAAAGTAATTACCCTTCGGGAAAAATGAAATAGGCTGCGCCAACAAATAAAATAGGCAGCATCAACAAATAACAAGTAGGGAAACAAAAGTAGAGAATAATTACTAAGATAAAGTAATTATCCTTCGGGAGAAATGAAATAGGCTGCACCAACAAATTAATTTAAATTTTATTGTTATGGAAAAACAAGTATTGAAGAAAGAGGAAAAAGTTTTTGCCACTCGCGCTATAAACGCAATTTCATTGCTATCGGCAATAAAGAGGAAGGAGATAAAACGTCAACAAAGTTGACAAGACGTCCCGAGAAGGAAATAATAGCAAAAAGGTATAACGAAAGTATAGGAATGCAATATATAGAAATATTAATAAAATTATAAGTAATAATAAAAAAAACTCCGGTGGGAAATCTCTATAATCTGAACAATTATAGAAACGTCCACGCGGAGTAATAGAAACACAAAGATGATTAACGGAAGCCTTTAATAGCCTTAGGGCCACGAAGACCACGACCAAGCATCAAAGGAAGACCAATACCATTACCAATACGGCCAATTGATTCGACACCAGTATTCCAATAACGAGAACTATAATTATACTCGTCAAGTTGACCTTTAGCAACATCACCTTTTCCACGAGATTTACCAGCTTCACGAGCATAACCGGCATAACCACGAGAAAACATTTCATCGGAAGAGTATTGCCATTGAAGAGCACCAATTAACTCATCGGCAGTTTCAGAAGCAATCCTATTAGAAATCTTCTTACCTTCAGTCTCGGCCATATTCATAAGCTGCTTAGTAACTTCAGTCTTACACTGTTGAAGAGACAAGCGACCGGAAGCAAAAGCTTGAAAAGACTGATTGGCCAACAACTTCAACTGTAGAGATTGAGAAGAATCCAAATACTTATTAATAATGCCTTTAGCCTGATTAGATAAAAGAATATCAGTACGCTGAGCACGCTGAATCTTATTAACCCATTGCATATTCTCAAGATTCTGCCTATCAGTATTAAAAGACAATTGGGCACGAGCCATACCGGTAGTCTGTAGCCAATTACGATACTCAGGAGTAAATTTATACCAATCAATACCAGAAAGAGTAGCAGCAGCCTGAGCGTCGGCTAAACCTTTTTGACCTTGAAGATTATTAGCTTCCGCGTTAGATACCTTTGTAAGATTACTCATCTGAATAGCAGTCGAAAGAGCATTCTGAAAACCATCAAACTGAACAGGATTATTCTGAATAGGAGGAGCAGCAGAAGCAGGAGAAGAAGAGCCAGCACTCTGAGCTGTACCAACGTTAGAAGAATCCAATCCTAAATAAGGATTATATCCAGCTTCCTGTAAACGCTTACGAACGTTCTTAGGAGAATTCCAATCATTGGTCTTATTCCACATCTCAGACTGATATTGACGAGCTTTCTCCGCTTCACGAGCATTAAACTCATTATTCATCCTATTAATCTTCATGTTCTGAGAATTAGAACGAGCAGAGGTAAAAATATTACCAATACTTGAAAAAGCACCAAGACCAAAACCAATAGCGCTCAAAGGGTCTGGACCAGACAAAATCAAAAAACTATCATTCAACTGAATCAGATGATCCAGCAGAAGAACTACTACTAGCAGCAGCAGCGGCAGCGATTTCCTCATCATATTTCTTACGAGCTTCGGCAGCAGCACGAGTTTCAAGTTCATGCGCTGCTTGAGTTAAACTTTCAGACCAAGCAAGAATCTCAGCAGGAGACTGTAAGTGTCGAGACCTAACAGTATCCAAAAGAAGCTGATTATCCATCTGATCCAATTGAGATTGAATAGCAGAAGTTTTCGTTTTACGAGATTCAGAAAGATATCTCAAACCTTCAACACCAATTTTATTAGCAGTATCCTTAGCATGAAGTAACATAGAAATATCAGAACGATAACGATAACATCTATCAGAACCTTCGCCAATAGTTTCAATACAAAATTTAGAAACCGGATCAATCTCAACAGCTATCTCCTTTTCAGGAAGAACAGTATTAAAACCAACAGCAGAAACGGAAGGGTCCACTTTACGGAAACCAGGACCAAAACAAACCTTATATAAACATTTATCTTTCATAACAAATAATATTAATAAGGCATACCATCCTGAGAAAGAGGACGGACAACCTTACATGAAACATCACAATTAACTAAAAGCTGGTCAGTTTCCCAAATAGAATCAGCTGCAACAGCAAAAATAGAATCCAAAGTATTCGGACTTACTTTAAAGAACGGCCAAGAAATGGAAGCAGCCTTACCACCTTTAGAATTAAACCATTTATTCAAATAACGGTCATCAATAGGAGCAACCCAATCTTTAAGAGTAGTAGTAAACGCACCGTGAACACGATCGATTTTAGATTTCCAAGGCCAATAACGAGGACTGTAACCAAGGAAGTCATTAACAGCTGTACCGTCGAACAAAGACGAATTAAACAGAGTAGTAGCCGGAACAGCTTCCATACCAATATTGTCAAATTCAGGTATAGGAAGGTCCTCTACAGAAGTACAAAGCAATTGAGGGTCCTGACCTGTAATCGCATAATCCAAAAGAGGCATAGCATGATAAATGCACATGATTATACAATATTGAGAACCGGTATGATAACGCATCCTTCCAGAACCAGAACCAACGCCTTTTCCATAAATAACAGCCTCAGAAGTATCATCTATAAGATTATTATTCACAACCTCAGAAATATCAAGATTACGGGCAATACCACCAATGTATTGTGCCATATGAGACATGGAAGCGGGCGTATTAATACCAAAATGAGCCTTAATCTGATCACGATAATTAGTATCTACCGATTGAGTAATCTCTTTCCATTTCTGAAGAGCTTCAGCCTGACGAAGAGCAAGGACAGAAAAAGAAGCAGCATCACCATTACCAATACAAGCAACCATAGCCTGACGAGCGGAAACAGGAGAAGAACCGGAAATACCCATAGGAGATGTATCCGAAACAGTAGACATAGGAGCAGCGTTAAACGCTTGAGTAAATACTTCAGTATCAGAAAGGAATCCAACAGGAATGGCACCGGGACCAGAATCACCTAAATTTACTACAGAGACGTCGCCAAACTGAGAATTAGGAAGAAGACCCGTAAACATGTCCTTATTCCAGTTACAATAACGGAGAGAAAACATGTTATCACGTTTCCAATATGCATTAGAAGCAGGAATAGAAGACGAAAGACCCGATGTACCAAACAAATTACCAGAACCACTATAATAATCTACATTATAAGCCGTAGGATCAGCATTTTCCCATTGAGACCAACGGAAAAAGTCCTGATAAATCTTCTGATAAGCCAAAAGCGGGAAAAGAGAAACAGCATTATTATTTAGATACTTCTGAGAATATTGACTAACGCCAGAAGTTGTAAAAGAGGCGTTCCACCAACGATGAACAGAAGTACCTATGGAAGTAGTATTAGAAGCTACAAAATTACCATAATTCAAATAAGAGAGCAGCTTGGCGTTAACATCACCACGATTAAAATTAAAAATATTACCAAAGCCGGAAACTACAGAAACAGTTTGTCCTAAAGGAGTATTACCGCCAGAGTAATAAAGAGCAAAATTTAAATCAAGGAGATTACACCAAGGAATGTCAGTTCCAACGGTAAGAGGATCAAGCAAAGTCTTAGACTGAACAGGAGCGATTTGACCCATTTGAATCACAGCAGAATCAAACGATTTCCAAAGAAGGTTACAAGGAACGGCATAAAAATCAAAATACTCACGAATACGAGTATAAGCAGCCGTCTGAACCGGACGAGTACGTGTAAAATAAGCTAGATCGATATCATAATCACAATCAGGAATCGCAAAATCCCAATAAACAGGAAGCAATTCACCTACTTTAGCAGTAAATAAATTTTTACTACCAATATCAAAACCAGCCTTGTGAGGATGATTTTGAAGTTCTTTTAAACCTGTAAAATGCGCCATAAATTAAATTAGTTAATCAGAAAATAATAAAATACCTTGCATATCATTAAACTCCTTATGTTTAACCTTATCCTTCAAGACCTTCTCCGTGCGGGCGGTTAACCAATTAAGAGTTTTCATGTAGCGCTTATAAAGATCATCAGGAAGACAATTAACGTAGTCTTCACGTTGAGTATAAGTCCAAGAGTGAGGAGAATCAGTAGCTAGACCAGAACCTGAAGTGCGAACAAGAAGAAACAAACGCTCATCATCATTACATCCTTCAAGATACTCAAAATAAGTGGTCAAGAAACGATATTCTTTCTTTTTCCAATATTCCCATCCATATGACCAAATCTTCTTAATAGCAGCCTTTAGAGACCAAGAATCAGTATATTGTCTCAAATTCCAAAACCTAAAACAACGGAATACCTTAGCAAACAAGCGATACAATCTACCGAAAATCATATCCTTATTAAAAACATAACCATCAAAAAGACGCGCTTCGCGGAATATCAATTCATCAGCATAATCACGAGTTCGATAACCTCTAAGGAAACGAAGGCTAAATGAAAAGTCGGTAAAATTCCGCTCATAGTATTCAGAATAAGCACGTACGAGATCAGATAATCGAAAACCATCAGAACCAAAACTAGGAGTGTCTATTCCAAGATAGCCGCGCGAAACGAGGCGTTCGGGCGTTTCAATGATAGATTGAAATAACTTGCAACAAGTATCACTATCTGAGAAAAAATCATTAGAGAATCGGGGGAATACCGTAAACTCACTCTGCCGTACAGGCCGGATATTGACAACCTTACCATTAGAATCGATGTTAACGCCATCAAAGAAGAGATCGGATATCTTTGAAATCTCTGAAACGTCGGACGATTTAGGAAAGACTTTATTCGACCCAAATCCTTTGGAATGGAAGGATCGAGGTCTGATTTCTTTTTGTCCAACATAAAAGAATGGTAAACAAGCAGCACTATTAACGTATGACGCAACATAGGAAGCAGCTGCTCCACGGGAGAGAGAGTAATCGATACGACCGTAGGACCAAGCCTTAGATATATCTTCTCGAAGTGTTTTGGTGATCTCTTCCGAGTCAAAGAATAATAAACAATGCCAATGCGGACGGTAGGTTTGAGGTCCGTATTCTGATACAACGTAGTAACATATTTTCGAGGAAGTGAATCCATGAGAGTCTAAATTTCTTCGTAAACGTTTAAAAAACAATTCAATATCACGAGATTGAAGTACAGGTATCTGTAACTTACAATCAGCAAGAGAGGGATAAACTACCTTCTTATTACCATAATCATAACGACCATTAGTCCTAATTAAAATATCCTGAAGCTCGGTAAGTTTCATAGGAATACAGAATTTCAAAGGTTCGTCATCAAAGGAACGAAAGCGAAATGATCCTTTTGATTTTACAGAAACATCACGAGGAATAGACTGAAAGCCTATATCAAAAACCTGTTCAACTTCATTCTGAGCCGGATCAAGGGAAAAGTCGCGATCATGATAATATTCAGGAGTTAAAAGTCGAGGGTCGGAGGTGGGAACCATCGTCTCAAAGTTTTCATCAAAGAGATAACGATTACCAGACCTTCGAACAACCTCGACCGACAAGTAAGGAAGAAATATATCCTTATATGTAAGAGTAACGAAATAACAATACTTAAAATGTGTAGACATATTCATAGCATAAGCCGTAGCAAAATTCGACTTATTCATAATACATGACTTACAATGCCCACATGGAGCGAATACTACGTCATGAGAATAAGAGTTCACAATTCTCTGAGGCCGAAGACACTCAGTGAAAAGATACTTCGTTAATAATTCTTCCTTAGGTATCATGCTATTAGAGGTTTACAGAAGCTTGGACCAAAATAATAGCATGAGGAGTAGAGTCAAGAATAGAAGCAATAGTTTCCGCTAAAGAACCAGAGGTCTCTACAAATGACTGTTTCGGTGGAATACCAGGCAACTGAACTGAAACAATAAAACCATTCACAAAAACTTTTTCCTCTTTCTTCAATACTTGTTTTTCCATAACAATAAAATTTAAATTAATGTTTAGTATTAATATTAATACGAGTAGAATCTACAGATGAAGTAGACGTCTGCTCAGTTTTTTGAGTAGAATTAGTATTATTCTTGGCAACAGATAAAGAAACTGTACAAGACTGAATGAATAATACGGTAATGATACCAATAATAAAGGAAGAAATATACCTAATAACTTCAATCCATTGAGAAGCTGTGATTTTAATTTTCATAATGACAATTTTTTTTAATGTGATAAATACAATATATAATAAAAACCATGCGCAAAAATAAAAAAGAATATTTTAGAAATGCAAATTAATTAGGAGTAATTTAACAAGTATTATAATATGTAATTAAGAATAGGGGGGGGTGTGTCATTTTTCGTATATATGA